CGACCAAGGAACTTGGGCTAAAGTTGTTGAAACTTGGAAAGAAGTTGCTACTGACAATGCAGATACAGGCGCATTGGCATTCTTAACTTCACCAACACAAGTTTCTCGTTTTATGGCAATACCTAAAGTCAGTTCTTCTGATTCGGTAATGATTATGAACGACCAAAACAACTTGATGGGTTACAAAGTCTTTTCAACAACAAACTCTCCAGATAACCTAACTAAAGGTACAGCAAGTGGAACTTGTTCTGCTCTGACTTTTGGTAATTTCAATGATTTAATCATTGGAGAATGGGGAAGTCTGGATATATCTGTTGACCCTTATACTAATGCTGCAAAAGGTGGTACTAGAATAATCGGTTTATACGATGTAGATGTTGCTGTTAGACACGCAGAAAGTTTTGCGGCAATAAAAGACTTAATTGCTTAATATTAATAATTAGGTAATTTTTAAGATTAGGCGAGGCATTGACCTCGCCTTTTCTTTTGGATAAAAGGAATACATTATGAAAATAAAAATAGTAAAACAAACATTTGTTAAAGGTCAACTAGCAGAAAAAGGCGATGTTATAAACGCTGATGAAAATGATGGAAATTTATTAATCGGTATGGGAAAAGCTATTGCTTCAGCAGAAGATGTTAAGAAACCTGAAAACAAAGCAGTAAAAAAAAGAAGCATTTTTTCTCGTAAAAAATAACAAAGGAGTAATATGTTAATTTTTGGAAGAAAACCAAAGCATTGGTTTGCTAAAGCTAAAGATTATAAATATCATATCTTGGGTGCAATTGTAGTTATAGTTATTTTATCATCTATATTTTAAATGAGTGTAGACTTTATCAAGTATGGAAACAGAAAGATAAAAGTTGTTCATGGACATTTAGATGATTGTTATGGTTTGTTTGACCCTAATCTTCATACATTGTATATTGATAAAAGACAAAGTGGTATGAGATTATTCAATACCTTGATGCACGAGTTATTTCATATTATAATATTTTATGCTGGAATAAATGTAAATGAAAGAGGAGAAGAACCAATAGCAACAGCAGTAGGAAATGGATATGAAAAAGTTTTTAAACAAAACCCTAAACTATGGGGACAATTAACTAGGTTATTATATGGCAGTAGAATCTGATACAGAAAGAGCAATATTTTTTGATAGCGATGACTTTGCTAGTTCGGCAACTTTTACAGATGTTAGTGCTGGTACATCATCAACGATAAAAGGAATTTTTGACAAAGAATCAGTAGAACAAGCAGTAGGAGAAGCTGGTTTAATTGAAGAAGTTCCAGTTTTTACTTGTAAGACTTCTGATGTAAGTGATGCAACATTTAATGACACATTAGTTATTGATAGTGTTACTTATTATATTAAAGAATTATTACCAGATGGAACTGGAGTAACTAGAATAACTTTATCAGGATAATATGGCACACATTAGAAAAACAATTCGAGAAAATGTTAAAACTGCAATAACTGGTTTATCTACTACTGGAACAAGCGTTTATGAAACAAGATACTTTCCTTTACAAACTGGAAATTTACCAGCTTTAATAGTTTATACTTTAGACGAAACGATTGAAGACTATACTTTAGGTAAAAATACTAGAACTCAACAAAGAGCATTAAATTTAATTATAGAAGCACATTGTAGGGGAACTGCTAATATAGATGATACACTTGATACTATTGCCGAAGAAGTAGAAGAAGCAATGGTTGGTGATGTTACTCGTGGAGGACACGCTAAAGATACAAAATTGGTCGCAACTGAAATTGAGTTTGATACAGCTAGTCAAAAAACTGGTTTAATGAGGTTGACCTATTTAATTCATTATAATACGATAGAAAACGCAGTACAAACAGGAGTATAATTTATGGCAAGTAATATAATAAAATTAAAATCGCCAAATGGTAATAGTGTTATTGAAGTATCAAAAGATATGGAAGAATATTATTTGAAAATGGGGTACACAAAAGATAGTGGTACTGATAAAAAACCATCATCATTTAGCAATAATGCTAAATTAAAAACAAATAAGGATAAATAACAATGGCAACACATACAGGAAGTTCAGGTATAATCAAAATCGGAACTAATACTATTGCTGAAGTAAGAAGTTTTACTATCGATACAACAGCAGAATTATTAGAAGATACAGCATTAACTGATACTTCAAAATCTTTCAAAGTTGGAAAAAAAGGTGCAACAGTATCAGTCGAGTGTTTCTGGGACGAAACAGACACTAATGGACAGATAGCTTTAGCTGAAGGATCATCTGTGGCAATGGATTTATTTCCTGAAGGTGCTGATTCAAGCGATTACTATTATAGTGGTACTTGGCTTGTAACTGCTACTTCGGTTTCTGTTCCTACTGATGGTATTATCGAAGCTACTTTTTCAGCTACTTTGACAGGTAATTTAAGCAGAAGCACAGTTTAATTTGACATTTGGTTTATAATTAAGTATTCACTTATTAATGAGTGATATTCTCGATAAAGCCAAAGAACATTTTAAATCTATTGACAGGAAACTTATTGAAGTTCCTGAATGGGATTTAACTATCTATTCAAAACCATTAACATTAGCTGATAAAAGAAAACTAACTAGAACTACAAAACCAGATGATGTTACTTTATTTGCTGATGTACTTATTTTAAAAGCAGAAGATAAAACTGGAAATAAAATTTATACTTTAGAAGATAAACATACCTTAATGCACTCGGTGGACCCAGAAATTGTTGCCAGGGTGGCACAACAAATATTGGAAGTTATCCCAGTTGAAGACTGGGAAAAAAAAAATCAGGACTGATAAAGAATTAGTCAATATTCTACATTTAGCAAAAGACCTTAACTTGAAACTATCCGATATAATGGATATGAGTGTAAATGAATTTAATTTATGGTGTGCATTTTACGATAAATTAAATAAAGACATAAAACTTAAAAGATAATGGCAAGAAATAGATTACAATTTGATATTAACGCAAAGGATAAAACTAAACGAGCATTTAGTTCTTTAAAGCGTGGTTTAAAAGGAGTATCAAAAGCAGTCTTTAATATGAAAACTGGTTTAGCTGCAGTTGCAGGTGTTACTGGTTTAGGTTTATTAATTAGAAACTCATTACAATCAATAGATAAATTAGGAAAACTTTCAAGACAAGTATTTATATCAACAGAACGATTAGGTGCATTTCGGCTATCAGCAGAATTAGGTGGAACATCTTTAGAAGCATTTGCTAAAGGTGTTAGAACAATGGCAGTTGGTATTAGTGATTGGCTAACTAAAGGAACTGGTATTGCCCAAGACGCATTTAAACAATTAGGAATTACCCAAGAAGAATTAAGAGCAACGAATGGAGATTTGTTTGCTCAATTTGAATTAGTGGCAAATGCTTTAAATAATATGAAAGATGGCACAGATAAAACTGCGGCCGCTTATAAATTATTTGGTGGAAGAAATATTGAACTATTAACTGCTATTGAAAATGGCACAATGGGAATGGAAGAACAATTCCAAATGGCTAAAAGACTTGGACTTGTTATGTCTAAAGATGTTGTAGGTACAGTTGAACAAGCTAACGATTCAATGGCAATGTTAAAATTAGGTTTAGTTGGTTTAACTCAACAATTTTCTGCTGCACTTGCACCAGCTATTTTAAGAGTATCAGATAATTTAAGAGAAAAGTTTTTACATTGGGTAGAAAAATCACATGGAAGTATTACTGGTTTTGGAAATTATTTAGCAGACGAATTAGTTGAAAGTTTAGGTAAGTTTGCAGAAATAATGATTCATATAACTGAAGCAACAATTAATACAGCTATTGCTATGGGTAATTTAGGTGTTGCCGCTGGAAATGTTGTAGAGTTTTTTAAATGGAAACCTGAGTATCAAGAGTTTCACGACTTTGTAGATATAAGTGATGAGAAAATAAAAAAATTAAAAAAAACATTATCATCATTAACTGGCTCTGGAGAAGAAGATACTATTGGAAAAATATTTAGTTCAAAAGAATTAGAAGATGCAAGAAAAAGAATTGAAGTAAGAGAAAAAGAAATAAGAGATAAAAAACTTAAAGCAGAACAAGAGGCGATTAGAAAACATTTAGATATGGAAGCCGAAAAGTTTCATAAAAGACAACAAATGATTACAGAAAATAATAAAAAAGAAAGAGAAATAAGAGAACAAGCTAAAGCAGATATTAAAAGTAATATGGAGGGAACACTAACTATATTATCAGGACATAGTAAAAAAGCGTTTAATATGCTTAAAGCACATAAGATAGCTGAAGCGATTGTTAATACTTATTCGGCAGTTATGAAAGCATTTGCAACTGTTCCTTATCCATTAAATTATTTAGCTGCAGGTTCTGCTTTAGCTTTTGGTATGGCACAAGTTCAACAGATTAGAGCGCAGAAATTTACACCAAGACGACAAGGTGGAATAGTATCAGAAAATAAACCTTATATGGTTGGAGAGGGAGGACCAGAAACATTTGTTCCTAATAGTGCTGGTACAATAGTTCCATCTGGTATTGGTGGACAAAATGTAAATGTTAATTTTACTATTAACGCAGTTGATACTGCTGGGTTCCAACAATTACTAGCTAACGAAAGAGGTACAATTATTGGAATGATTAATAGTGCAGTTAACCAACAAGGAAAGAGTAATTTAATTTAATGAGTGGACAATTACCTACATCACCAGTTTTTAATGCTATGAATTTTAAAGATGAAAGTAATACTTTAATTTCTATATCTGATAGTGGAAGAAGATTTGCTAGAAAAATTGATAATCAAAGATGGAAATTTACTTGTAGTTATAAATTGTTGACTAGAGCAGAATTTGCACCTATACTTGCTTTTATAACTAAACAAAGAGGACAAAAAGAAACTTTTACTGTTATTCCACCTAAAATAAAAGATGCTCAAGGATCAGAAACAACAACAATATCAGTTAATGGCGCTCATACTGCAGGAGATACAACAATAGCGATTGATGGATTTAACGCTGATAGTGCTGGATCACTTAAAGCAGGAGATTTTATAAAATTTTCAGGACATACAAAAGTATATATGGTGGTTTCTGATGTAACACCGAGTTCTAATGCGGCGACTGTAACTATTGAGCCACCAATTATTGAAAATTTATCTAATGATGAAACTGTAACTTATGATGATGTTCCTTTTACTGTTTATTTAACAGGAAATGTTCAACAATATAGTTTAG